AATTGTTCTATCTGCTGTTGGGTCTGTAACTGTTAAAGTTGTTTCATATGCGTCAGCGGTTGACCCTTCAAACTGTAATGTATTACCAGTGTTTAGAAAAAGACCATCACTTTTTAATCTTGCAACAATTTCATTAGACCCATTAGCTACAACTGCAAATTCAATATTACCAAATTCACTTCCAGCAGTTGGATTTACTATCTTACCAGAAATCTTAGCAAATGTGTGTTGACTACCACCAGAATCATCACCTTTAAATTGTATCTGTCCAAGATAGTCTGCCCCAGCAGGACTTGAACTATCACGAATTAATTCAACTATCGGGCCTGCACTATTACTAGAGTTAGTAGAGGTAAGTGTTAAATCACCAGTAGTAGAGATATTACCAGCACCAGTAATGTCATTTGAATTTAAATCAAGGTTGCCTCCAAGTTGCGGCGTGCTGTCTTCAGAAACATTGTTGATAGATATTGCCTGCACTCTTGCAGTTGTATGATAAAGGTTACTACCACCCTCTGTTAAGTTGTTAGTGGTCTTTGCACCAAAGATTGCCTCGGCTCTTGCATCTGCTCTTGCGTTTGTAAAGTATAAATTAGTACCCTCTGTCAGATTTGTGGTTGTAAAGTTTGTGAGGTTTCGTGTATTATTAAATACAGCCCAACCCATGTTTGCGTGTGCAGAACATTGATAGTGAAGAACAGAGGGTGTTGTGTCTCCGACAACTATTTGTGTGTATGCACCAGAACTGCCTGGCGTTCCGTTTGTTGTTACGCCAGTAGTATATGCAGTTCCTTTATCTGAATCTAGATAAAAACGAAGTGGGTGACCAGAATTACTTGAATCACTCTGGTCAAACCGATATGTGTTTCTTGGAATTAAATGTAGATAAGGTGAAAATATACCATTGATTTTATAACCGTTGTTAGAACCAACGCCATTGTAGGGATGAGATGAATCTTTAGTTGCAACAGTTACATAAAATATTTTTGTGGATGAGTCAAAGTCGGTTGCATAGTGGTTTGAGACAGTAACGATTTCATTACTACCATCACGCATATACAGTTTGCGGTCATATGTATTTACCGCAAATTCACCCTCTGCCAAGTCCGAAGTTGTTGGAATAGTAGAGTGGGTGTGTGACCTTTTGAGTTTAATATCCACAGCCATGAGGCATCCCCTACACGACTATTTAGAATGTACCGCCGTCAATACTCGTTGCAAAAGAAAGTGTGTCAGAACTTGCCGTGTACGCCAAGAAACTATCATTAGAACCACCACCATCAAGCGCAGACAAAGTATTTGCGGAGTTCGCTACAAGTACAGAACCTTTTGCAATTGAAGTTATTCCTGTACCACCGTTTCCAACAGGCAATGCACCTGTCACCTTTGCAGTAAGGTCAATTGACCCTGCTAACATTGCATTTGTAATACCACTTGCTTTAACTCTTAATGCGTCAGAACTGACCTCAATAGATGAGTCATCTACCTCAACATTTAGAGTGTTACCAGATTTTGAAAGTGCAGAACCAGCACCAACTTGACCAGCACCAGAGAATTGTTCAAAGGTGATTGCATCAGTACCTAGTGTTGGTGTGCCATTGTGTGTTGTGACAAAACCGTTGTCTGCGTTTGTAGAACCTTGTTCTACGAAGAAGAATGAACCACCTGTAATCTCTGAGGCTGCATCTGCATCTGCGGCTCTTGTAAGAACATATGCACTACCAGCACCACCAGAATTTGTTACGTTGTAAATACCATTCTGTACGTTTGATGTCTGGTTTTTTAGAAGAACTCTTTGACCGTTGGATGGAGAACCACCGTCCATAGACAATGCGCCATTTGACCCAGCAGTAATTGTACCAGCACCATTATTATATGTACCAGCAACATTTGCAGTTGAGGCAAAATCTACAGAGGATTTAATATCTAGTCCGTTAACAACACCGTCAACATATCCTTTAGTTGCTGCATCTGTGGATGCACTAGGTGTTCCTACACTTGTAATCTTTGCACTAGAAACATCAACCGTACCAGTTCCATTTGGGTCAAGTACCAAATTACCATTTGAGTTTGTTGTGCTTATTGTGTTACCATCTACTGTGACATTATCAACATCAAGAGAGGTGATACCATTTAAATCTGTTTGTGTGCCACCAAGTGCAACTGCATCAGAACCAATTGTTACAGAACTGTTTGAAAGTTTAGAGTTTGCGATTGAACCAGCAAGTTGTGCAGAAGTAACACCACCAGTTTTAATACTGACCGCACCAGAAGTAACACTAAAGTCATTTGTGTTGAATGATGCGACACCCTTTGCACTTGTTGTTGCATCGTCACCAGCAATTGTGATTGCGTTGTTTGCTACTGTTGTACTAAGACCAGAACCACCAAAGAATGTTAAAGTTTCACCTGTGTTAAATGTGTCGTTAGAACCACTATCGGCTGCAAGTGTAAATTGTGTTGAAACTGAAGAAAACGAAAGAGCTCCAGAACCATTTGTTTTTAGAAACTGTCCAGCAGAACCATCGGCATCTGGTAGTGTGAAAGACACATTTCCAGAAAGTGCATTTGGTGAGGACAACTTAACAAAGTGGTTACCGTTGTTTGTTCCTTCTCTAAACTCAACACCACCACCTGTACTTGCGTTATTACCAACAATTAGTTCACTAATTCTTTTACTACCATCGACAGTAATTGCACTATTAGCAGTGACCGTACCTTCAACGTGGTCAAGCATATTGGAGAAGAACTCTCCACCGATTACCTTAACTGTAGAACCATCACCAATAAAAAGTCTGTCACCATTATTACCTTGCGTACCAGTACCGTGAGTATAACCTAATTCACCATCAGCAAGAGTGCCTGGCGCATTAGTACCTGTAGACCTTTTTATCTGTAGCGTTACTGCCATCTTTTATCTTCCTATTTAAAAACTTCCAGCGTTTAGAACGATTGTTCCAGAGGTAGTATCCAATTCTGTTCTCGCAACAAACTTCTGTGTTGATGCTTTGTATTGCAAAATAGACCCATCATTTAATCCAAAACTATCAGTATCAACATCTAATGATTCTGCAATTCTATTTTGTGAAGAACCAGATGCACCTGTCGGCCCCTGCGGCCCTGGCACTGAAACTCTGACAACTTCTGCCTGACTTGAATCTGATAGTGACCCAGCGGTTGCATTACTTCCTACTGATACACGAATTACCTGTGGTTGATTACCTTGTGAAACCGAACCAACTATTGTACTGGATTGTGTTAATTTTGTTGTGATATCTGACATCTTTACCTCGACACGCTTGGATTAACAGTTGCAATACCTTCAACAACTCTTGTCTTTACACTTGAACCAGATGTTATTAGAACATCATAGTTGTACCGTCCAGCCTCAAGTGCGGCGGTTTGAGTTGCTGTAAGAGATATTGTGATTTGACCTGTAGTTCTAGGTGAAACAAATGCCACGGTAAAACTAGTAGATGTAGAGGACGAGGGCGATTTGCGTAGTTGTGCAATCGCAGTATAGTTTGTTAAATCTAGTGCAGAACCATTCGCATCGTTCACTGTCAATGTCGTTGAAAAAGTTGCACCTTGGTCAATAAATATGTTTGATATAGACGCCATTCACACAGTCTCCTTTTATCTATTTATAAGGAAAGTGCGTTGGAGTTATTTGGTTTAAATTTGTTGAAATATAATCTTAGTGTAAATAGCATCATCACCAGAACCACCAGTACAATTTACACCAGTTGCACTTCCAAGATTAATTCTCAATCGAAAGGTTGTGGCATTTGTCACATTAAACATTGCTTCGTTTACAAGTGTATATGCACCATTAGCTCGATAATCTCCACCTCTTGATTGTATCCCAACATTACTAAAATTTGAACCACTATCTGTAGAGTACTGTATTTCATTTTGAACATTATTATCACTGTTACCATCACCAACAATGTTTAATTGACACATAACTCTAAAAACTCCAGCGTGTGGAAAAGTAAATCGACCATTACTATTATCCACAGTCATATTACTACCTCTATCAGCAAAGGGTACAGATGTCACCTTTCTCCAAGTACTGTTTGTTGTATCACCAACGATATTATCAGATGCAGGAGCAGTAATACTACCATTAAGTGCCCAAGTTTCTACTAGGTTTTGAGATAAAGCAACTCTACCACCACTATCAATACTGATTGCAGTGTTTGAATTTTGATGGTCTTGAATTGTTCCGACTTTTAATGTACTCATATCTTTATCCTACCAAAAAACCACTAAAGTGAGTCATGTTACCGCTTGAACCGTAACCAATAGCTGGACTACCACCAGAGACTCTAACCTTTAGTTCAATATAATCACTTGCAGCTAATTGTACAGTAGTACTACCGCCTATATGTGAATTGTCCATGTTATTCGTACCACTATTATGTTGGAATAAATCTTTAATAATTGAACCATTTTTATATAAGTGAACACTTATATAATCTATAGTGTTATTGGTTGCTTTCCCTCTGACGGTTGCACTAAAATGATATATTCCAGAAATTGGAGCCGTAAATCTATGAGTTGACATATCAAAGTTTCCACCTATATCAAATTCTTCAGTTTCAAATTGAACTGTGGTGTATGTAGAACTAGTAATAGATTGGTCACTTGAATCTCTTTTAACATGAAATGCTGGTCTTGCTGGTGTTAATACACGACCAGTACTATCAATGGTCATTGCAGTTGTATTACCAGTAGCATCTTTAATCGTACCAGTATTTACATTTGTAATATTACCGTTGGTTGCGATTAAAGTACTCATTGTGCAATCTCCATCAAAGTTATTGTACTTATTCTAGAATTATCTTGTGTCGTAAAAGTACCACTAGAGTGACCACGCAGTTGAGTCTTATATGTTGTTGCTGAGGTTGTTGCTGGACTATCAAGATGAGTAATAGTTATCAAATCTCTAGCATTACTAACACTAGCATCATGAATATCGTAATTTACAGGTGGCGTGCTAATAGCAGTACTACCCCTTAAAACTTGTATTGAAAAACCATTAGTTGTCCAGTAGACAGTTTGATTAACTAAAACATAAACTTTAGAAGTACTATATTTTGGTGTAATAGTTGCAGTAAGCGTAGTATCACTATAACTAGATGTGTCGTGCGTTGTTTGTGTTGTTGATGTTCCTTGAATTAGTTGCAAGATACAACCAGCGGGCAACTTAACATTTGCGGCTGTGGTTTGTCCTTGAATAGTGTCTACTGATAACGTACTCATATGATTGCTAACCTTCCAGTAGATGTGATGGTAAGGGTTGTACCGTTACCAACTGTTAATGGGCCTGTAACAGAGGCATTGTTGTTAGCAGCAATTGTTACATTACCAGTAGTTGCGTTTGCGTTTACACGAAAAAGATTATCTCTACCATTTGTATTTCCAGCAACTGTACCATCTTTACCAATATAGTATCCAGCACCTAGTGAAATACCAGAATCTAATTTTGCGGCAGTAACCGCACCATTTGTAATTTCAGCGGCAGTAATCGAATTGTTTGCAAGGTCTTCTGCAACGATAACATCTGCACCAATCTTTGCAGAATTAACTGCGTTATCGGCAAGGTCAGCGGTTGCAATTGTACCGTCTTCAATACTTCCAGATGTGATTCTTGATAATGGCATCGTGTTTTCCTCTTTATTCTATTTAGTCCGAATATGGGTCGGCATCTTCAACTGTAACATTGCCTGCGTCTATTTCTGCCTTTAACGCAATGTACTGTTTGTTTGTGTCTGTTATCGGAACAAAACTAAGTTGTCCGTTAATTGTTACACGAATTGTATCTGGTTGCAAATCTGCACCAAGAGGTGTTACATATTTTGCATCTTTAAATGTATATTCTTCCATTATAATTCCTTATCAAATTTCAGATAGTAATTCTAGATAACAAGAGGCCGCAATTGTTCCAGCACCAGCAGTATTACTATTTAATGATGCGTTGGCAGAAGAACTTGATATATTACCAAAACTCAATGCAGCACCGCCAACGACTGTAGTGCCACTTGTTGTATAAGCAGAATCCGTATAGGTGTTCATTGTAGGAGCATCACGCATTGTTGGGAAAGTTATCGTATTTGTCATGTCTGGGTTTTGACTACTTCTATTATCAAGTCTTACTCGCTGATTATAAAAACCTATTCGATTATAATACCTTTGACAGGCCGCAAGCTCTTCTCCAAATGAACGGTGCTCAAATTCTGTGGCAGTATCGCCTGTTTCAAGTTGCACACCAGTTAAAAAGAATGTTCTGTTTGTACTATCAAAGAATGACGTTTGACCTGATAACGCTCTGTTTGCATTAGTAGTTGTTGCAAAGGTGCCAGTATTATCAAATGTTCCACTTGTATATGACGAACCAGCGTGTAATAACCAAGATATAGTGAGAGAATTATTAACATCATTATCAAATTTGTTTCCAGATGTTTCTGCCGGAAAAGTTATTTCAACTCTACTCCAAGTTGTTCCTACAGTAAATGATTTTGTTGCGACTTTACTGTTATCATGGTCTTGTAATTCACACACATATGTAGCAGCGGCATTTCCCTTTACATAAAAACTAACTGTAATAGGTTTTGCACCTGTTGTTCCTAGCCCGATTTGTTGTACATCTTTACCTTCAATTCTATATCGTATTCTGACAAGTTCACCGGCAGCGATACTTGTATCTGCTGTTGTACACGCAAGTTTTATAGAGTTTCTAAATCCTTGGTCATGAGGAGCATCTGCGCCCTGCGTATAAGTAAGTCTGCCATCAGTGCCAGTTGAGGTAAGTTGAAATCTATCACAAGCCGCATAAGCGTTTGCAGCACCAAGGCCAGTAAAAGAGGTGCCTCTTTGGGCTATTTGCATAGCGCCATTAATGACAATATTTCTGCGACCCAGATTAACTGTTTCTCTTCCTCGTTCTTTTACTTTAATTAATGTCATCTATATCTTCCTATGAACCTGTTCTGTATGTAATCTGAAATCTAAGGTCTGTCTGGTCATCAGTAAAATATGTGCTGGTTAGTGTCATAACAGCGGCATTAGCATTATTAGTTCTGATTAATCTTATTTGTAAATATGACTGACCAGTAGTGGCCTCAACTACCGTATATGAAGCGGTTGATAAACCACCTATAAGTAACTGGTTACCATAGAGTGAGCCAGGAACACTTCCACCACTAATACTTGTTTGACAAGGAAAAGGCAATCCTTCTATTCTTGCATTACCAACTGCATTAGTAATGTTGATATTATTAATTATACCAAAAACTATCACTTGATTACCTACTTTTGTGTAAACTCCTTCACCAGACGTAATACTGTTGGGTGGTGTCGTTACAGCTGTTATCGTTGGAGTCCAAGTGCCTTCTTCATAATCGTCCAAGGTGTTGGCTGCACCAGTACCACCAACTGCAACACCAGCACTCGCAGTAATCAATCCAGCAGATGTTAATGTTCCAGAACCAGTAGTTGCAATATTACCAGTTGTACTAATCCCAATATCACTTGCGAGTTTACTACCAACGACAGCATTCGGAGCAATCTTTGCAGTTGCAACCGAACCATCAGTTGGTGTACCGACATTAAGAACGTCACCCAATGCAATAATAAAGTCGATTGAGTCTGACGAAGTTAATGCACTTGAAAATGTAATCTGTGAACCAGAAACCGTAAATGAAGAACCAGGCTTCTGAATAACACCGTTAAGTGAAACCAATAATTGATTTGCAGTAGCAGGAGAAAACGCACCACTATTCAACTGCAAGTTATATGTTGCAGTGGCAGATGTTGTAATTGCATCAAGTACATGATATGCACCTGTTAATGGTTCTTGTCCTATAAACGGCATTATCTAATTTCCTTTTTCATATTTAGTCTGCATCTGCAATTGTTAAAGTTTTGTCTTCAACTTGTTTCAGTATTTCTGCATAATCAATATTATTTTCATCTATTGGAACATGACTTGTTGTGATAACTTTATCGTTATCATCAAGAAAAGTAATCTCAACTACACAATTATCTCCAGCATTATTTTTAATATATTTTGCATCTTTAAATTTCATAATTCACCCCTATAAATCTGCAACTGCTTCATAGTGTCCTTGTAATGTGTCTGTAACAGCATTAATACCAGAACTTAGAACAAATCCATAACCCTTTGTTCCTATTCCAGCTATTGCAGATGGCGCTGTAATATCTGTACCTTGTGACCCATTTCTCCATTTATTAACAGTTCCAGCAGAACCAGAATACCATGTAACTGTTGGTGCAGCTCTCATCTCTGTAGGCCAGAACACATTTCCAAATGCCCTATTAACATTACCTACACAAGCAGCACCGATTACGCCTGCATTAGTTGTAACAGCATTTTCATACGCCCATGATTTAGTGTAATATCGTTGACAAAGTGAAAGCTCTTCCCCAAAGGAGAGGTGTTCAAATTCTGTAGCTGCAGAGCCTTCTTCAATCTGCAATCCAGTAAGATAAAAAGTATTACCCACAGTTGCTAACCAGTTTACTTGGTTTGATGGTGAAACATCAACAGTTGTTACCCATGTATCAGCAGATGTTCCATGATATAGACTTCCCATCGCTTGTGATAGTTGAAATTGTAAACCTTCAGTATTATCCTTGGGCCATGTACCACCAGTATCACCAGTGTATGTAATACTTTTCTTTTCCCATGTATCAGCGGAATTGATAGTTATAGTTTGCATATTAAAACGATTAGAAGCAAGGTTTCTTAAACAAGTTCCATAAGCACCAGCAACAGAAGATTTTACCCAAAAAGACACTGTAACCTTTTTTGCACCAGAAGTACCAAATGCTAATTGTGTAACACTATTACCTTCAAGTCTGAAACTTAGTGCATGGTATTGACCAGAAGCAATAGAAGTATCGGCTGTTGTAACTCTGTGTTTTAAAGAATTGTAAAAATCAGAATTTGGAGTATCCGTTGATTGACTTTCTTCAACAACACCGTCATGCGACTTATAAGTTCTTACTCTGTCAAGACAATTATAACCATCTGTAAGAGTTGCTTTTGTTGTTGCTCTTTGGGATACCAACATAGCGCCGTTAGGATTAAGTCTTCTACGACCAGTTGATGAAGATAATTGTATTTTACTTAATGGCATCTCATTACTCCGAAGGTGCAGTTGGCCACTTAACTGTGTCAAGTGTTTTATATGTGTTAGTTATATCACGAAGTTTCTGACGATACTCTTTCCAATCTGCAAAGTTTTTAACCGTACCACCCTCTTCTCT